AGGAGTTATTCCTCTTTTGATTGGAACAAAGAAGCTTGTTTGTTCTTTTTCGTCAAACTTTTTTCTTGGCTTTGGATTTTCTATTTTTGGTAATGGTTTATTTTGATCTTTTACTTTTACAATCTCACGATAGAAGTCTTTGTAATGAATGGGGAAATACTCCTTCATCCAAATCGTTACAGGTTTTTTATAAAAGCAGTTATGGCAGAAAAATATCCAGGGCTTTTTCTTTTTTAGAATGTAACCTCTCTTTTTACCTTTTGATTTCTTTGAGTCTCCACAAACAGGACATCTGAAGTTGTAATATTCATTTCCTGTAATGACATTGCCCAATGAGCTAAGAATAAGGCGGATTTGCCTTTCAAGTGCAATATCATTGTCAAGTTCGTTAAAATTCATACTGAAGTTCCGAATAAAATAGGGGAGTTAGGTTTCCCCCACTCCCCTATTGCCCAAACAAGAGCACATGTTTACTAATTTTTACTTATCATCCTCATCTTCATTTTTTAGATCGTTGAAGAACTGATCGTCGTCTCCTGCAAAAACAGTCGAGTCGGCGGTTTTTGCTTCTGGCTTTGCTTGTGCCGGTTTACTTGAAGCAGCCGGTGTTGCCACATTTGCCTTTTGGGGAGGAGTTCTTTCAGTCTGTAAAGTTGTTCCAAGAACTCTGTCAAACTTGCTTTCAAGTTCATCATAACTCTTGAAAGATGCTTCTGAAACAAACTCAGAAAGAGGATAAAGAGACTTGCTGATCTTATCAATTTCTTCATCGGTTCCGACCGCGGAAGTCTTATCAAAACCACAACTGTCATAGTTCGGCATTGAAATACTTCCAACTTTGATCTTCTTGATGATGAGTTTGAAGTCTGCTCCTTCGTAATAATCAAAGATCATTACAGGTTCTTCAATAGAATCCTCACCCGGCTGAATTCTCTCCATGATCTTGTCGTGAACTTTCTTTCCATACTTGTAAATGAAAACCTTGCCTTCATTTTCTGGATGGATAGGGTCTTTGACAACAAGAATATTGGAGAAGTAATTCTGCTTTCTCTTTCTGCTTCTTGCGGTATCCGGGTCAGAATCCCATATTGCTGAATTCGCCTTACAAACTGGACATTCCTTTTTCAAAGTGGTTGGACAGTTCTCAATATACCATCCACCCGGACCCTTGATAGAGTGTGAGTAAACGCTCACGAAAGGAATATCGGTGTCAGGAGAAGGAAGAAAACGAATGATAGCCTGTGCTGTTCCATTGTCATTGAATTCAGGATAATAAATCCTTTCATCCTTGAAACTTCCTTTTCCACCTTTACTGTCACCCTGCTTGCGAATTTCCTCCATCGCCTTTGACCAATCAATCTTGAATTTCTGCTTGTTCATCCAAAGAGCCTCCTTTTAATGTTTCTTTTATTTTTTTTGCAATCCTCTGGAATTGCTCAAATTCTATATTTATTATAACATCTTCTTTTCTATTTGTCAAGGTTTTTTCAAAATTTCTTATGAAAAATACTGGTGATATTTTTTGATTTTTTGTCAATATATAAGCTATATTTGTGCCATCTTCCTTCAACTCAAAATATTCTTTTATTCCTCTTTTGAAATTTAGTTCTTTATGAATTTGCTTTATAAGTTTCAAATCTTCATGTAATCTCTTGACAGTGAATAATTTCATTACTTCTTTCACATTCTTTTGTCTGATTTCATATAAAGTAATTTTTTTTTCACCGATCATAAATTTATATAACAAATAAATGGCAAGCTCGTGAAAAGTATAATATCCATTTTCTATGTCATTATAAATTTGTTTTGAATTTTCCAAATAATATTTTGAAGATTTATCAAAAGCAAACCAACTAACTTTTTTAAATAAGTCTATATCTTTATCTTTTTTAACAAAAGATTGAACATTTCTGATAACAGAAAACACCATCCAAGAAGATTTTTCCATACTAACCCAAAATTTGGCTTAAATTATTTTTATCAATTTTAACTTTGAAATTTTCAGATAATTCCTTCTTTAATTCAAAACGAGTCTCTCCGTCCAAGATAGTAATAATTTTTTTAAACTTTGTAAATGACTCTTCAAGAAAAATTATAATTTCTGTTAAATTCATTTTAAGTTCTTGTTTGGCTTTTCTAAGAGTCGTATTGAAACGATTTTGTTCTCCTGCGCTAATTCTCTTACCATCTAAAATTTCTTTGATATTTTCAAAAGAATAATTATTTTTATTCATCCATTTAAAAAATTCATTCTTTTGAATTTCATCAATTAGCTCTTGTTCATTTGTTTTTTCATTATTATCTTTTTCAAAATTAATTTGATGTTTTGACATAATTTCTCCTTATTCAATATCGTCAAATTTACCAGTCATTTTGTTAAACTTATCTTTTAAATCTTTATTGAGAATATCTTTTACATCTTGAACAGTTTCATCAACTTGCTTTTTCTTTTCTTTTTCACTTGGAGGAATTTTAGAAATTGATGATGCTGTTCCAGTTGCGGTGGCATCGGCATCTTCATATACTCTCATTTTGTAATAGTCAACATTTACTTTAACACTTTGTTTATTTAAACCATATCTATTTTTTAGAATAATCCAATTGAATTTTCCGATCCTTCTATATTCTTCGGATTGAGTTACTCCTATGATAATATCAGCGGTTGCGGCAGTTCCAATCGAGTCTGAAATATCTGTAAGATCAATTTCTGAGTCTCCAAATCCGCCTCTATTAGTTTGAACAGCAGATACGATTGGGATACCAAGTTCTACTGCCAAAGCACGAACATCTTCAGATATTCTTTTTACCTCAAGGTATGTGTTATCTCCCTTGTTTCTGTAAACAGGGTTCATAATACCGATATAATCTATAAAGATTATATCTGGTACAAACTTTTTTCTTACCTTGAGTTCTTTTATAAGATTACGGACATGGTTTGAACTTATAGCCTTCGGTGGATATTCCTTGACTACAAATTTACTTTTGAGTTGTTTTCTTATTGATTCAAACTTTTCGTGAAACTTACTTCTCGTCAAAAGTTTCAAATCTTCGGTAGCAACATCAAACATATTTGTCATTACTCTTTCTGAAATCTTTTCTTCTGACATTTCACAAGTCACATAAAGCACATTCTTATTTCTAAGAATACAATCTACTCCAAGTGAAACCATAATAAGAGACTTGCCCATATTGGTTTCTGCCATAAACAGAGTCAAAGATTTCTCATGGAAGCCACCCTCAATAACTCTATTGAGTTCACTAAAACCAGTTGGAATAGTCTTATCCCTATTATGAAGATGATTATATAATCTATCTTCATCTTCAAGAAAATCAAGTCCTACTTTTGTGTCAAAACTGAAAGCGATTGCTTCTCTCAATTTATCTGGAGATTGCTTTATCAATTCTTTATCGTCATTGTTTAGGTTCATAGCAATTTCGACGTTGACGTTATGTATCATCTTATCTCTCATAAAAGATTCAATCTGATTGATAAGATATTCTTTCTTGAATTCAGTTGTATCAAGTTCTATTATTTCAATTAATTTTTTATAAACTTCCTCATTTTTTAATTCAAGTCTCATTTCTGGAACGGAAGGAAAATGTTCAAATTTAGAATTAATTTCTAAAATAGATTTAATCAACTGAATATTTTTATGATCTTCAAAGATTTCAGGGATAAGGAATGGAATCACCTTATCCCTGATCTTTTCATCTTTGAATAAGAATTGAATTAATACGTTCTCAAAAAATACAATATCCACTATTACCCTCTCTTTTTAGACGGAGTTTTCTTTTCTTCTTTTACTTCTTCCTTTTCTTCTTTTACTTTTACTTCTAATTCTGTTTTGAGTTCACCATTCAATAAACCCAAAGCATCACTTTCCTTTGAAATATCCAAAGGACTGCTAAATGTATATTTCTGTTCAAGCCATTCCTTGAAATCGGTCTGCTTGAATATTGGAAGCCAAAAATCAGCATTATAAAGGTTAGCCTCTTTGATTTTTTCGTTCTTATTGATGTTAGGTCTACAATATGAACCAGCTACTGGATTTGCCACAACTCCCGCTTCAAGAGCATCACCAAGTATTCCGTAGAAAATATCCAATCCACCATCTGATTTAATCCTATACTGTAACTTGGACTTTTCTTTTGACCATCTTGATTTGAAAGTTTCAGCAGTGATTATGTGACCTATAATTGTTGGATCAGAAGCCGATTTCTTTTCCTTGGCTCTACTTTTGCCAAGAACTACGCATTCGCTATTGAAGATAATTTTTCTTCCGCCAGGAATACTTACAAGATCGCCCATTCCACCAACATTGTCATAAACGTGATTGGCAATGAAATATGTTGCTTTTGTATTGAGAATAATGTTTGCAAGATTATTTTTCTTCTTTGGGATTGTAAAGTCCGCGGCGTCATTTCCCACAAGCGCATTATCAAGAGTTTTTGAAGTTACCAATGAACCCCAGCTATCAATTACAAAAAGCACATTCTTTCTTTCTTCCTTTGGAATTTCTTCACAAATAGTCATAACAATTCCCATTACATCTTCAATGCTATTTTCTTGAAGGACTACAAGCTTTTCTGGACTAATATCAATCCCTATCGCTTGGGCGAATTGAAAACTAAAAGCTCTTTCTGTATCAATGATACAAATTTGCATCCCCTTCTTCTGAGCATTCTTTACAAGTCCATATGCTACAAAAGATTTTCCCATCATTGAAGGGGCTGAAATCATGGATATTCTTCCCTTTGGAATTCCACCGTCTACTCTTCCACTAAATAAAAGATTTAGTGAAATTACGTTAGTTGAAAGAAAATCTACTTTTTCATCTTCTTTGAAAAGATAAGAAGAAAGCGATGGGCTACCTTTATTTTCTTTATCTTTTATTACTATGTCATATAATGACCTCATATGGGTACCTCCTTATAAAATATATTTAATATTATAACATCTTCATTATTATTTGTCAAGCTAGAACTGAATAAAATCAGAGAGGGTGCTTTCCTCAATTTCAATGTTTCCCCACTGAAGTACATTGAAAAATCTCTGAATAACTCCTTGAAAAACTTTCAACCATTGTTCTTCAAAATTAATCTTGAACATCTTGTCAAATTCGACTGGCCATTCATTGATGAAACCAATAATGTCTTGTTTGAGTTCGTTCTTCTGTGGTGCCACATAAATGAACTTCATTTTGGTTCCATTGTTGATTTCCATAAACGGAAGATTATATTTGGCAACAATGAAATTATAGTTCATTGCGGCTCTGTTATGAATAGGAAGGTGCTTTGGATAAGTGATACCATTCTTTGCAAGGTAAGTATCTACTGGATCAGCATATTTTTGATAATCCTTAATACCTTTCGGGTTAGCAATATCTGTAGCCGTAGCCTTCAAAAACTCATCGTGTATTTGACGAAGTCTCTGCACGACGACATTCCTATCTTTTCCACGAACTTCAAATATTTTCTGAATAACTCCCATTATACGTTCACGACTGAACTTTGGAGTATCAGTTCGCACAACTTCTATACCTGTAATAGAAATCTTTGGAATATCAAGATAAAGCTTATCTTC